GTTGAAACTCAAAGTAGTATCTCCCGTGAAAAGGTGCGCTTATTTGTTCCGCACACGCTGCTGACTAGTTGCGCCAGCAGAGCCAGAAATTGATGACTTAAGTTGACTACGCTTGTTCATGTTTCGGATAACTTGATCCAATGTTTTCAGCGTTGTTTCTGCGTCACCGCCTTGTTGCAACAACATTAGAGCCAACTGGTTGCGCGTAGACTCTGGCAACGCAACTTTCTTTGTTAAAGTTGAAATCCCAGCTAGCGCACCCGCAATGTTTCCAGTTGCTGGAGCCGTTGCAACATTTCCAACAGCTTGCACAATATCTGCGCCCAAATCTTCTGCTTGAGCTAAGTTTGAAATGCTAGAAGAACCGCCGCCCACAGACTCAAACAACTTCAAGCGCTTTTCGTTTTCCACGGCTTTCTGGAAAGCCTCAAACTTATCGCCAAATACCAATTTAAGCGGGCCGCTTGTGTTTGGCTCTTGCGACATTTTGAGCAATTTTGTTTGCCCTGGTACTGAGCCAGTTTTCTCGCGCAACCCTTGCAACGCGCCAACTCGGAAAGCGTCCATTTCGCTTGAACTCATGTCCTTAATAAGTTCCTCAAGCTCAACCTGTTTAAGGGCAAAGGCTTTGCGGCCAGCTTCCACCGCATCTTTCATTTGTGCAGGGCCAGCGTAAGCGTCCCGCGCTTGAGCATAAATGCTGCCGCCTGCTTTGTCTTTAGGAGAAAGCGAATCAAGTTTGGCGGTAAGTTCTTTACGCAATTTGGCAAACCCAGATGCTTCTTGCGCCTCACCGCTAATTTTAAACTTGGTTTCTAGGTCGTACAGCGCCTGCTTTACTTGGTCAAGCGATTGAAAGCTAATTGGCTTGCCGGGTATTGCCGCATTGGTCACCGCATCGCGAGCCTCTTCCAAAGCTGCACCAATTGAGACTTGATCTTCACCGGCTAACCGCGACAACCGTTGAGCCTTTCCAAGCGATTCTTTGCCAGCGCGGCGCAACAACCCCAACAGCTCATCGTCTGCTTGAACTTGCAATCCCTTTAACTGGTCATAAAACGGTTTTGAGGCAACCATTTTTTGCGCTTCAAGCTCGCCCAACGTGGCCGAGTAGCCCTTGCCTTTCGTGCCAAGCGCCGCATCTGCGGCAGTCATCAAACGTGCAGCGCGGCTGTCTTGACGAGCGCCAATGGCTTCTCTCATTGCTGTTGTGGCTTTGCCGGGCAATTGCGCCAAAATGTTTGCTAGTTTGCGAGTAGATTCACTACCCACATCAACAAGCCGAGCTTCAGGGCCAAGTTGTTTCAACACGTTTAAGCCAGTAAGTGCTGGCGATTCTGTGGATCCGTATTTGGTGTCACGCTGCAACGCCTTAATCAATTCGCGTTGCGCGTCAGACATTGTGCCGCGATCAGTTGTTCGGGAAGCAATGTTTCTTGCGCCAGCACCAGCAACGTCGCCAACCATTGAAAAACCACCACCAAAAGTGCCGCCATAAGCACTGCCTTTACCGGCTTCTTTAAGCAGTTCTAGTGGATCTCTTGATTTAGATTCGCCAACAGATTGCGCCCCACCTTGTACGCCCCCTTCAAAAACAGCAGTTGCTGCATTCCGCAACATTGTTGGGGCCGCAGTTGCGCCTTTAGAAAGCATTCCCACGCCGCCAGCAATAACGCCTGGCACAGCAGACGCACCTAAGCTACCAAAAAAACTTTCGGTTGGGTTTGTCTCTTTGAGTTGAGCCTGTGCGCCGCGAATGTAATCTTCTGCTTCTTGCCCAAACATTTTTTTAGGCAGTGTTTGACCAAGCGCATCTGCGTAAGTAAATATGCGTTGCGCGGTTGGAGACACTTGGCGACCGCGCTTAAACGCCTCAGACTCTGGTTCTATTGGCGGGGCTACCTGCGTAAACCCAACATTGTGAGTCATTAAAGCAGCAGCTTCTCGCTCTTTGCGGTCGCGCTCCTCAAACTCTTTTAACCATTCTTCATTCATCGCAGAACTCCGCTGCCGGGTTTATTGCGCTTATATGCTTGATATGCCGCTTCTTTTAAGGGATCACCAAATGGCGACACTATAGGAACTTGTGCATTTGATTGGCCGGTATTTTTTAAACCAAACACTTCATTGAAAGAACTTTCAGCTTCTGGCGACCATCCACGTCCAGCACGTTTTTTTCCTTCTATAACCAAATTACGCAATGCTTCTTGTTTATCTAATTTGGTGTTTTCGTCATCCCAATAATTTGGAATATACGATGCTTTTGCTGCTTTTAATTGCGTATCGGTATAAGTTGCGCCAGTTGCCAAATAAAGCATTGCATCCAACGCATCAGCCTGCGCTCCTGCAATAATTTGCCGAGGCCCACTTTGTGCAAGTCCTTCTGCTCCAATTATGCTTGCTGGCCCTTCCATAAAACCTGGCGCAATTGATGAAGGTTCTTTTCCAACAGCTTTTTGTATGCGGCCAACAGCGTTAACAATTCGGCTGACGTTATAAGCATCTTGTTTTTCGCCTTGTGTTGGGTTTTCGGCCCCAACAAACGGAGTTTTGCCAACAGCTTGTGAAGCCGGAACCAAAATAGGTTTGCCATCAGGCCCAATAATTTTTTCCAACGGCTCGCGAGGTTCGCGGGTAACAGGAGCGCGTCCTATTTCTTTGCCCGTGTTTGCGTCAACAACTATGCTTATGCCATCGCGCAAAATTGTAACGGGACGAACGTCGGGCGTTTTTAAAGTTGGCGCAGAAACATTGGTTGGCTTCATGCTTCCAGACTTGCTTACAAGGTAATAATTGCCATCCGCGCCCTGCACTGGCGTTGTGCCGTACTCCTCTGTTTCCGGCTTCATCAAAGCCAACTGCGCCGCCATCCTCATCTGCGGATTAGCAGACAGTCCGGCCCCCATGATTGCTTCTTGACGTTGATGCGAAGTTACCGGCTGCGCTTCAGTGGGCGCGGTAGACAACGACGCAGCCAGTGCCGCATCGGGTGACATCCGCTGTTGTGCGCCTGGAGCTATTGAACGCAAGAAATCCTGCGCTTCAGCAGTGCTGCGCTCTGATAGTTCACCTTTCTGCTTATCAATATCGCGCAACTGTTTGCCGCCAACATAACCTTCTAGAACTTTGGCAAGACCCAACAACGGAGACGTAGGAATGACCATGCCGCCAGGTGCAACTTGTGATTCAAGCGGCTGCAATGATTGCTGTTGCAGCATCTCTGCCATCTGCTGGCGACGCTTCAATTCTTCAATCTGCTGCTCGTAGGGAGATTGAGTCTTAAACATACTGACGTTTTGCATACGAGGATCGGTTGCCATAATTTATTTCCTATGACTCAATGCTGTTTAATTGCCCAAGACTTTTGGCAAGCGCAGATTTTAACAAACTAAGATTTGCTTTGTATTTGTCATACAAAACAGGATGATTCTCTTTTGTATAAGCTATTCGATCACTAGATTGCTCTAAGTACGCTGTGCAATCGTAACAATCCAAACTCGAATGCTCTATTTTGTAGTGATCTGGAATTGCGGTTCTGTTGGCCGCAATAAAACTCATCACTTGATCTTTTGACCAAGTTTCAATTGGATGCCAAAAAGTCACGCCTTCAATGATGGTTCCATGCCGAGATGGAGCTTTGTAAGCTTCATCATTGCGTTGCCCACGGATTAGCGTAGTGACCCCATGCGCTTTTGCAGCATCCAGCAAAGGGCGAGAAATGTTGTCCAAGCAGCACTTAAGCCAGCTTTGAACTTTTATTGGCTTTTCTCCAGTCAAAACCATCCCTTCAGTTGTCCAATTTATAGGCACAACATCTGAAGGTACGCCATTGGCTTCTATATGACTTTGTTGATCCACGGTAATTTCAATAAAGTTCTTGCATTCGCTTTTAACTTCATCAATTAGCATCAATGTTTCTGGGTAAGTTTTGCCTGTGTTTACCCATAAAACGGCTGGATTTTGATTGCGGTACAAGTACCAACAAGCCAATGAATCTTTCCCGCCACTGAATGCTAGTCCTAACATTAGAGTGCAAATATCCCTGCGCCTGCTCCAGCCGCTTGTCCAATTGCACCAGTCAATGCGTTTTGGCCGCCTTGCGCCACGTTGTATCGTTGTATTGCGGCCTGATCCGCTGCCTGTGCGCCTTGCATGATCGGTGTTGCTGCGACGTTTGCGCCCGTATATCCCTGGAACTGCGGCATCTGAACCTGACTGCCTGACATCAGCGCAGAGATTTGGTTCAGCGGCTGGTTGTACAAACCCAACTGCTGTTGCAACGCTTGCTGTGCTGCCGTGTTGCCAAACTGTGCGCCCTGCAAGGCTTGGTTGAACTGCTGCGCTTGTGCAGCGTTCTGGGCTTGCTGCTGCTGAAGTGCCGCATTCTGGTTCTGCGCGATCGCTTGGTTTTGCAAGCCAGCAACGCCCATCAACTGGCTGTAAATCTGCTGCGCGGCTTGGTTTTGAGCCTGTGCCGCCGTCAACCCCATAGCCATGTTCTGCTGAACGGCTTGATTGTAAGCCGAAGTCGCAGCTTGACCTTGCTGGAAGTTCTGTGCAATCGCTTGGTTGGCAAAATTACCTGCACCCAATGCTTGTTGGTAGTTCTGCGCTGCGGCTTGATTCTGCATCTGTGTTGCAGCCTGACCTTGAGCAAAATTAGCTGCGTTAGCTTGATTCTGGGCTTGCTGGTTTTGCAGGTTGGCGTTAAAACTTTGCAATTGAGCCTGATTGCCAAACTCGCCAGCCTGTACGCGTTGTTGAAACGCCTGTTGTTCCGTGGCATTTCCCTGCTGCGCCGCTGCCATTGCTTGTGCGTAGTTTTGCTGCAAGGCAGCGTTTTGCGCCTGTTGCGCGGCCTGACCTTGAGCAAAGTTCTGACCAATGGCTTGATTGCCTGCCTGCTGATTTTGCAAAGCGGCATTAAATGCCGATAGTTGGGCCTGATTGCCAAACTCACCTGCTTGAACGCGCTCTTGGAACCGCTGTTGTTCTGCTGCATTACCAGATTGAGCCGCAGACAACGCTTGAGCGTAATTCTGCTGCATGGCTTGGTTCTGAGCCTGCTGTGCAGATTGAGCTTGACTAAAGTTCTGACCAATCGCTTGATTCTGCATCTGCTGCGTTTGCAGATTTGCATTGAACGATGCCAACTGTGCAGCGTTGCCAAACTCTCCGGCCTGCACACGCTGCTGAAATGCTTGCTGTTGAGCCGCATTACCAGACTGCGCGGAAGCCAATGCTTGAGCATAATTCTGCTGTGTCGCTTGATTGCCAGCCTGTTGACTCTGAAGGTTCGCATTAAACGACGCGAGCTGCGCCTGATTGCCAAACTCACCTGCTTGAACGCGCTGCTGAAATCTCTGCTGTTGCGCTGCGTTACCCTGCTGAGCTGAAGCCAACGCTTGCTGATAGTTCTGCTGCATCGCAGCGTTCTGGGCCTGCGTTGCTTGCTGTCCAGCACCAAATTGCGACAGCGCGGCTTGATTGCCAAAGCCACCCAACGCCTGCTGTTCGCTCAATCCCTGCTGACGCGCCGACATATCAACATTGATGCCTTGCAATGCGGCCTGAGTCAGCAAGTCGTTTTCCTGCTGCTGTTCTTCTTGAATTGCAGCGTTATATGCCTGGCCCCCACGCACCAGACCCTGATTTGCCAATTGCGTCTCAAGCTGCGCCCGTTGCCGCTGAAGTTGCGGCTGCAAGCGACTCATAATTGCATTCTGTGCGGTCATGCCAGCGTTGACCGGCATTGCGGCAAGGCCAGAGGTATCGAGTTTTTGTTGCAACTGAGGGCCAGTTGGCCCACCTTGTGCTGTGCCGTATTGACCCATTGTTGGGCCGCCGCTTACGTCGCCACTGGTATCAATGGATTTTTGCAAAGTCGGGCCAGTGACGTTGCCTTGAGCCATTCCGTACTGGCCCATTGTCGGGCCTGCATTGATTTGACCGCTTGTATCAAGCGTGTTTTGCAAAGTCGGGCCAGCGACATTGCCGCTTGCAAACCCAAACAAACCCGCAGCAGGGCCACCACCAGCCAACCCATATTGACCCATTGAAGGGCCACCGCTAATTTGCGTGCTGGTCTGCAAAGCGTTTTGCAACTGAGGGCCAGCGACACCACCCTGCGCCGTACCACCTGCGGGCCCACCCTGTGCATAACCGTACTGCCCAGCGGAAGGGCCATAGTTAAGAGCGTTGCCCTGAGAAACCTGCCCCTGCAATTGAGGGCCGCTTACCCCACCTTGTTGATACCCATACTGACCAGCGGAAGGGCCGCCTTGGGCGTTAGAGTAGCCAAGGCTGCCTTGCGCCATGCCGTACTGATTTGCCGCAGGGCCGGTCTGAGCGTACCCGTACTGACCGGACATAGGGCCGTAATTGACCCCTTGTGCGCCGACATTCGCGCCTGCCATGCCATAAGCGCCAAGATCCGGCCCTTGTGCTATCTGGCCGGTATTGCCCAGGCTGGTCTGGATGTCCGGCCCTTCGTACTTAAAGGGAGTGCCAAGCACATCTTGTGCAGTGCTGACACCTTTCTGACCAAGTTGGGCAAGCGCCAGGCTTACCTTCTGCTGTTCCTCAAGCGTCTGCTGACCCATAGGGTTGAGCGTCTGAGTAACGGTCGGAGTGTCAGCGTCGCTAGTGAACTGAGCCAAAGTAGGCGCTGTAAGGCCAGTGCTGGTGACGTTGCCAAACTCATCGTATTGCGGCTGCTGATTAGTACCACCGGCAGCGTTGTAATCGGCTAATGCCTTGTCATAGCCAGCCTGATCGACCGTGCCGTAAGTTACTCTCTGGGTTCCAAGGGGGCCAATAATGTTGGGATTGGACAACTTTGCGGTTGCCCGAGCTGCCTCAAGATTCGCCGCCCCCTGCTGTACCGCAATCCCGCTGTAATCAGGTGTCGGAGGTGCTGCAACGCTTTTGCCCATAACGATCTCCCAAATATCGGCACTTGTCGCGTGCCATCGTCAGAATAATGATGTCTCCATTGGGTGCGGCCCCTGTAATCCGCGATTCCTCATTGAAGCCGAGTTTACCAACAACGCGCAACGCTTTCACGTTGTCGCTGTAAATTGGCGCAATAATCTTTCGGACATTTAAGTCCACAAACGGATACCGAAATACCAAATGCATGAATAACGGTGTCAATCTGCCCAAAAATGCAATGTGGCAAACAACCGAGGCTTGATTCCAGTTTTCGTAAATCACACCCGCAATCAGTTTGCCGTCCAGCTCCAGCCCAATAGCCTGCGACTTTTCTGCGAAATATGAGCCACCGGATTGCGACGCAACCCAATGACCCACATCATCGCCAGCGACTATATTCCGGCCCATCCGGTCTGAAACACTACGTCAGTTGCCGCCCATGCAATCTGAAGGCCACTGCTGGCGCTTTTAAATTGAATACCACCCGCATAACCGATTCCAGTAATGCCTTGCCATTGGTTCTGAATCGCAATACCAGCGCCCCACGTTGAATTGTCCCATGTGCCGCTATCCCATGAACCAGGCGGGACACCGATATAGGACAGCGCCGCAGCATTGTCCACCACCTGAAAATCAATCTTCATGCCCACAAAGATTGCTGGCTGGCCGTCCGTAAAAATACTGGGCCGTGCGCGAGTGAAATACTTTTTTACGCCGCTAGAACCAAAATAGTTGAAGGCTTGCAGTGCGTTGGTTTGGATGTTGGACAAGTTGTCTTGATAGGTGTTGTCCCACGCAATCGCAACGTATCCATCGCCGCCAAAATAGGGGTCATCTTCGTAGATTTCCCAACAATTTGCCGCCCAGCCGGTGAAATTGCACCAACTGGTTGTGATGGTGTTCATCACATACTGCTGCTGTTGTCCCACCTCAACCGGCACATTGATCCATACAGCATTGTTCTTTGCGCTGTATATGATCTGCCAGCCCACCGCCGCATGGTTGCCTCCGTAGGCAGTCGTCGCAGCAGCAATAGCGCCTTGGATTTTGTTAGACAATGCCACCCGAGGGTCTAGGCGAGAAGATTGCAGGGACTGCGCCAACGGCAACAACCCGTCATATGTAAGGATCAGCAAATCACCGGCCCATTTGAGCATTGCTCTAGTGCCAATTGGACTGCCCAACTTCCACACGCCAGCCAGCGCCCACGTTGCCGCGCTAGACGGATCGGTTCCGCGATAGACAATCACTTCACCGTTGCTGGTCATAAACACAAGGTTGTCGTCAACGCCATAACCAGCGTCAATCGTCCACGTGTCCAAATCCACAAGGTGACCGCCAAATCGCGCAATGCTGCTTAAATCCAGCACTTCTGCCGCGCCGCCAACGCTTGAGGTCGGCAAGTACCACGCTCGCAGCGAATCTTTCTCCAAAAACCACACGCGGTTTTTGAACAACGCAATGTTTGACAACTTGGTAGTCGTGATGCCTGTAATGGCAATGGTCGAGCTTCCATCAACTCGTAACCATGTTGTGCCATCAAACAAGATTGGCTTGTCTACGCCGTTGACCGCATACAGGTAATTGCCACCGGCTGTGGTGACGTTGATGTATTCCCATATTGCATTGGTTAAGCCACTGACTTTTGCCGCACCTACCGGCCCTGCCGTTGTAACGTCATACAAAGACAATGATATTGACGCAATCGCATACAGTTTCTGGTCATTGCCAGCCGAATACGTCATGAGCGTCTGAACCTGACCACCTAGGCCAGTCGCGTGTTTTGTGTAACCGCCGCGCATAACCACGCTGGAGATGGTCGGAAATAGGTTTTCCAGCACCACAGCGTCTGTGGGTTCCATGTTGGCAATTGAGTCTCGCGCATTCCAGCCACCAACAGGGGCAGGGAGCGAGGCAACATTAGCCGCCGTTTTCTGTACCAGACTGCCCAGAGCCACGATTAATTCCCATACCCGGAGTCAGGAATGTTGTCGTAGCCGATCAAAACCGTGCCCGGTCGCGGAGCAAACGACAAATTAGCCGCGCTGGTGTCCTGCGCGATTGCCGTGTTGAGTTCTTCCATGTAATTGCGATACAGCGCAGTGGTGTCAAAACCCTTGGCCTCAAAGTATTTGAGTTTGGTGCTGAGAACCATTACACGGTCTGGAAAAATGCAGGTATCCGTGTCAGCGGTAAAACTGTTCTGCACATCTCCGGCGGACGATTCTGCCCAGCCCTTGCTGCGATACTCGTAAGACAGCAACTCGTTGGTCGAGGTGCCAGGCCAAATCTGGAACGTCTTGCCAAGCAACCGCCAGCGAATGCGAGGGCCGGTAGAGATGTAGCCTGACAGCAGCCATTCCCACTGCTGTGCGCTTTCTGGGCCTAACAACTCCCAACGCTTGCTCTTGTCCCACATCGTGCGCGGCACAATCGCATCGTAATCGGTGGGCAAGTCGTATTTGACTTGCTGGAAATAGACCGTGGCGTTAGTGCCACCGGCTTGCGTAAAGTCTTGGTTAACGGTGACCTGATTGGGGCCGTCAACGCTTGTGATATATGTCGCGTTACCAATACCGACACCCTGCACCTGATAGGACGTATCAAGTCCCGTAGTTGAAGGGATGCCGGTAATGGTACGCGCCGCAGTCGTCCAGTTCCCTGTCGTCGTAACGTATTGGGTGTAGAACTGATAGACCTTGGTCAGCTCACGCCAGTCAGCACGACGCAGCAACTCGTACCCTGTGGCGTTCATCAACGCCAGAATCTGAACTACGTCCTGATTCGAATTGCCTGCCACAAACGTAGGCGTGGGAACGCCCAGTTCATTGGTGACCTGCTGTACAAGTTCAAGCATCGTCGTGCTAGACATGGCTTATTCCTCGACTGTTTCCTTGCGCGGCCTACCGGGGCTGCGCTTCATTGTTTCATCAGACCGCGCAGCCAACAACTGCTGCATCTGCGCCCTGAGTTCTTCAACTTCATTGCGGGTCTTTTCCAATTCAATGCTGCTTTCGCTGCGATTTTTGCGATCCAAATACGCCTTGGCACGCTCACGCAAACCAGTCGCACCCATGCCAATACGCTGCAATTGAGCGTCCGAGGCACGCGCCACCTGCTCAACAGTCTGAAAGCGCAAAATCTGCAATTCTTCAATCTGTCCAACAGACAGTTCTTCGGGAGCATCTTCGCGCCATTGCTTCAAAAGGGTTCCAATGACGGGGCCATCTTCGTTCTGCATCTGGAAATGCAACCACTGGCGCGGAAAGCGAGCCTTGTGATTGTCATTTACCGGCTGATCGAAAATGTTGTTCTTATCGCCAGGTACTTCAATCTTGATAAACGGCTTGCCCTTGAAGTCACCTTCTTGGCAAATGTAGAAACGAACATCAAGAAACGAATCAGCATTGTGCGTATCACTGTCGAGCATGATTTTCTATCCTGTGGGGATGTTAAGACTTGGAACCCTGTTGGGTAATCCAAACCGTGTTTGAAATTGCTATGAACGTAGTCGTCTTAGCCGTCGGAATCGATCCTGAAGAAGTTCCATTGATGGTGACAACAGTGGACTCAGCAGGGTAAACCGACACCGTGTTTGCGCCATCATTGGCAACCCAAATCGTCGAACCCATCTCACACGGTGGCAACAGGATGCCAGTTCCCGCAGCCGCCGTAGCGATTAGGTTGTAAACCGCAGTCAAACGCAACGCATCCGATCTAGTCGAACCCGTTGCGGTCAACGAACCGGCCCCATTACCACACACGGCAACCGAGGCCAGTCCGTTAATTCCTGCACCAAGTACCTGAGAGGGACGCGACATTACGCGCCCAGCAAAGATACCCAAGTCGTCGGGCTAGTACCGACAAAGAAACGACGCTTGGTGGTCGCAATCGTCACCGATGCATTGCCGTCAATTGTCGAGCCGGTTTGCGGGTACACGGTCAACGTGCTTGCGCCGTCGTTAGCAACCAACATCTGTGCGCCAGCTTCAGCGGTCGGCAGCTTAACGCCAGTGCCTGAAGCGGCAGTGCTGACCACGTTCCACGAATCGCTCAAAGCCAAAGCGTCAGCGGCAGTGGAACCCGTAGCGGTTTTAGCAGTGGCGACCGTACCGGCAATGAACTGAGCCGAACCGCCAGACTGACCCGAACCCTGAATGCGTGATGGAAAAGGCATTTAAACTCTCCTGTGTTGAACATAAAACGCTGCGTTCTCGTCGTTGGAATCAGTCCAAACGATTTCATACGCCGAGAACTTCTTTACCCACCAACTGTGCGGGTAAACCGACAAATGCAACGGCATTCCAATCAATTCGCCCATCGCATCTGGCACTAAACTTATCTGAAAATACGCAGAATCCACGCAGTCCATGACGTTCTTGATGACATCATCAACCTGATGCGTCGGGATATGCTCCATAACGTCCGTACAGTATCCTACGTCGCCTTTAAGCGTCATGGGGCGTGATAGGTCGGCTACAAAAAACGGCAGCCGTATAGAGGCGCTAACAGCGTTGTCGGCAAAATCAACCAGAAACACTTTTGCGCCTGTCAGGTTGTGGATTTGCTGACCGCCGCGACCTGTTCCGCAACCAAAGTCAATGACAACGGTGTTTTGGTCAATCTTGGCGACTTTGACCGCTTCCTGTGCCGCAAGCTCACCTGGCGACATTGTGCGGTACTCAGGGAAGTTCCACATTGCCTTGTACTTGTCAGCCTCAGTTTTAGGCGCAGGGTTGGCCCTCATGTTGCGGTAAACCGCCATGATTAGACCGTCAGCGTCCAGCGTGATGATGCACTCGCGGTCGAGCAAGTTATTGCACACGGCAGGGAACAACTCCGCCTGCCGAGCCATCGCAAGCGAACTGGT